ACGTTTAAGACAAAAGGCTGGTGGTAATCCTGAAACTACTATGGGTAGATTTCAAGCCATGGTCAATGAGGCTGAAGGCTTTCAAAGAAAGGCTAGGTTCTATGTTGAGTTTGGTTTACCAAAAGGCGCTGTTATTGGAAATGGTAACCAAGATGAAATGCAAGGTTTCTCATCAGATGCATTAGTGCAGTCAATGAGAACAGATAACACACACAGACGTGTTCAAGCATTTTGTAGTGAGATATCTATGCCAAATAGAGAAGCAACAGCAAAAGAAATTAAACATAATGGACCAGCAAGAAGTTTTATTTACGATTATACTTCTGCTGACATTACTGCTACATTTTACACAGACAAGTTTATGAGAGAAAGAACTTTCTTTGAGATATGGCAAAAGGCAGCATTTAGTAACACTACACACAATTTTAATTACTACGATAACTATGTTGCGCCAATAGACATTATGGCGTTAGGTAGTTTTGCTAGTAGAGATGAAAGAGATGATGTAACCTATGCAGTTAGACTATTAGGTGCATATCCAAGAATAATTAGTGAAGTAGGATTCAGCCATGAGGCGAATTCAGTACAAACATTTACTGTTACATTTTCATTTAGAAACTGGGTTAACTATTTCATAGATAGAAATGGTACAATAGATTTAGGACAAGGTGATTTCAAACAACCAACAGTCAAAAGAGCTGGTGGTATATTTGGTGGATTAATTAGTATGTTACCACCAGAGATAAGACGAGCAGGACGAGACGTGTTGAATGAACTAAGGAAAAAAGCACCAATCGGTAGAATTACAGGCGGTAGAGTATTCCCACCATTTAGAATACCACCGTTAAATATTTAATATTATAAGGAGAACATAATGGCATTACCAACAATTGAGACACCAAGATATGAATTGACTTTACCATCAAGTGATGTGCAAGTACAGTTTAGACCATTCCTAGTCAAGGAAGAAAAACTATTACTCGTGGCTATGGAATCAAAAGACAATAACGAAATAGTAAATGCAACAAAGGGTATATTGACAACTTGTACATTTGACAAACTTGATATAGACACACTACCAATGTTTGACATAGAATATTTGTTATTACAAATAAGAAGTAAATCAGTAGGTGAAGTTGCTAACTTCAAAGTTATTTGTCCAGACGACAAGATGACTGCTGCTGACGTAGAATTAGATTTATCTACTGTTGAAGTACAAGTAGATGATGACCATAATAACAAAGTTGTTATAGACGAAGAAAGAAAACTAGGATTAGTATTGAACTATCCATCGCTAGGTATAACCAAGGCTGGTTTTGATATGAACAAAGAAAACGTGGATACTATGTTTAGTGTAGTCGCCAGTTGTATTGATCATATCTATGAGGGTGATAAAACATATCCTGCGAAAGATAGTACAAAGAAAGAACTAGTTGAATTTTTAGAAGGTCTATCTCAACAAGCATTTTTGAAGATACGAAAGTTTTTTGATACAATGCCACAATTACGACATGAAGTTGAGGTAACCAATCCAAAGACTGGTGTTAAGAGTAAGGTGACATTTAAGGGATTACAAGATTTTTTTCAATAAGCCTGTCCCACAATAGCCTACAGGCCTATTATGAAACCAATTTTGCCCTTATGCAACATCATAAATATTCATTGACGGAGTTAGACAATCTAATGCCGTGGGAAAAAGAGATATATGTTGGTATGTTAACCAACTATATAAAAGAAGAAAACGAAAAACGAAGGCGAGACAAAAAATGATAGAACAAGGAAAACAAACAATTAAAAATGTATGGTGGTTCTTTAAAGAAGAATTACCTCAGTTTTTATCAAATTGGCGAACTGTTCCAAGAGTTATGATGGCTCTATACGGATTAGTATTTTATAACACTATGACATGGTTCATGGCACTAGAGAATCCTAACAACGCACAAGCAGGTTTTGTATCTGTTGTTGTTGGTGCTGGCGCAGCATGGTTTGGATTATATGTTAATGGCAAATCAAGTAAGATACAAAAGAAATAAACAATGGCTTTACCAGACACAAGATTTAACTTTGCAGGCGGCAAGAAAGAAGTTGCTGAAATTGTATCTGGTATAGGTCAAGCTATATTCGCACAAGTTAAAGGATCACTAGAGGCTGCTTCTAAAACAGTTGTACCATCAATACAGACTATGGTGACAGAGATAACAGAAGACTTATCTGCTGGACCAATAGATAGATTTAATGAAGGATTGGCTAAGGTTGATCACCTAGTTAATAAAATGGGTGTTGATCTAAGCATGTACAGTAAAGACTTGAATAAGTTTTTAAATGAAAGAACAGAACGAGCTAGAGAATCAGAAGAAACTATCAATCAATTAAGAACACAAAACATTATAGCACAAGTTAATAAGTTTGGTGAAGTATCTATATTGACACAGACAGAGATAGAAGAACAAAAGAATCTACTTAAAAAACAGAACATAGAAATTAAAGATAGTCAAAAGATTATCGAAAAGTATTCCAAAGTCCAACAAAAAGGTGGCGAGTTAGACATAACACAAAGAAAAGAACTTGTTGAGGCTAACGACAACGTAATTAAGAAAACACAAGAGAGATCAAAGACACTTGAAACATTAAACATACAAGAAGGTGAAGACAAGAAATCATTTAGAGAAAAGTTTGATGACACAATAGACACATATGTTCCAGATGGATTAAGAGACATAGGATCAGCATTTACAGAAGGCTTGACTGCACCATTTACTGCTATCAAAGACTTAGGTATGATGTTTGGTAACATGTTGAAACCATTGAAACTATTACCTAAAATGTTAAAAGGATTTGCTGCTGGTTTACTTGGCGCACTAATGGCTATGTTACCATACTTACTAATTGTTGGTGCAGTTGTATTAGGATTATACGCTCTTAAAAAAGGATTTGATTTCTTAATGGATAATATGGACACAATAAAAGAAAAATTAGGTGCGTTTGCTGATTATGTAGCAGAAATACCAGGTCAGATCGCTGATGGTTTTAAAACTATATTTAACAAGATACAAAACTTTTTTATAGATGCTATCAATGGTGTGATAGGTCTTATAAACAAAATTCCAGGTATAGAGATAGACAAAGTTGAGAGAAAAGAATTAAATCAAAGTGAACCAACAGACTTTTCTAAAGTAGAGATGGCGGCGCCAGGTGCTGCTAACTTTGATATGACATCTGCTACTGAAGCACAAGACAATGCTTTTGTTATACCACCAACAGCAAATCAGGATATGTCGTTTATGGAGAAAATGAAAACTAGTCCTGTGAATAACGAATACTTACCAACATCATCTACAACCTCATCAAGCAGTAATGCTATTATAGACAACTCTGTTAAGACTGTTAATCAAAACAATACAACTCAAGCTATGAGTATAGGTTCTAGGAATGATGATAACACTATTTTTAGAACAAGCGATATCGCTGTCTAATACGGACCTAAATCTTTTTCAGTTATTATTTTAAACGTAGCATTATTATCATCAGCATATTTTGTTGCTGCTTGCCATTTGGCTCTATTCTTAATATACTCAAAACTATCACGCATGAATGCTCTTGATTTCTTTTTAGGGGGTTTTGGTGGCTTACACTGACGAGACGGTTTAATCTCAACTATTATTTTGGCGCCTTTACTAGTCCGAACTATGAAGTCAGGAAAGTATCTATGGTATTTCTTTGTTACTGGATTGTAATATCTTATCGCTAATTCTTCACTAGCCCAATAGGTAACATCAGGATTATTGTCAATTTGTAGCATAAACTTCTTCTCTAATAGAGAACGATACACTATTTTATTGACATCACCTACATATTTGTTTGGGTTAATAGGACGATATAAACCTTTATATGATCTTCTCATTGTGTTATAAATATACTCATAAGGATATTTAGATGAGTTTTACAAGTAAGGTTTCAAACATAATTAAACAAAAGATCGCCGGTAACTTATTAAGTGGTTTCACTAATAAGATGGCTGCCTTGGGACAACCCAAGAAACTAGCGGCTAAACTTGCGAACAAATCACCACTAGACTTATCAAAAAGTCCTGTGGCACACATGGGGCCAGAGGCCAATCCATATTCATATGGTAGTTTATATTACCCACAAGAGACAGCACAACTAGGCGAAGGTCATTACATTATATTTGACATTATAGAAAATACAGATACACGATATGGTGGTACTGGTATGGACTATGATATGAGAAGTGTATATCCAGAGTCAATGGGTACAGTAGGTGAGGGACGATTGACAAACCAAGAACGTGGTACTAGATTAAAGAAACAAGGATTTCAATTATCAGATAAGATATT